GTTACCATTAGTACCAAATATCCAATCTCTTCGCAGACCACTAGTAGTGGCATTGGCACTTAATTTTACATAGCTCTCTAATGATGTCAGCGACAACGCACTTGCAAAGTCAATACCATCTGCAACAATCTCACTACCTTGAATATAAACATTTGAACCGCTAACTGCCGGAAAAGTCACATATGGAGATGTGCCAGTTACATTTAATACCACCTGGTGACTACCGTTGATTAGCTTGGTAGGATTTAAAAGATTGTCACCAGTCATGCTGTTGCGGATAGTGCCGCTAGGTGGCAGTGAGAGATCACCCTCTGCGGTAAAGTACCAATTGTTTCCACCTTTAAAAATAGTAACGGCAGCACCGGCACCCGCTGGCGCATATTCCTCAAAGTTTGTATAGGTATTTGGTGTAGAGCCAGTGTAGATGAATATCAATGTGTTACTGGCCGCAAAGGTAGTAAATCTGTTGCCCATGTTCAAGGCTGTTATGGTCCATACACCAGTAGACACTTGAACACAACTGGTAATTGGATAACTGTCGCCTTGGTTGAACCAAACCCTTACTCCAATACCTGCTAATATGTATTCTCTTATCTCTTCTGCCTCAACATCTGATAGCACTAGTTTTATGGTGTTTGTTCCAAAGTTTGCAGAGTTGGCATTGTTGGGAGTTTGAAAAGTTCTACTAATAAGTATACCAAGAACACCGGCACCTCCAGCGTAATCAAATATTTCGCCGCTATTTGGTAATGTTAATGCACCATCTGTTCCAAATGCCCATTGATGAGAATTAGCTTGTAATGTTAATGCACAGTTAGCATCTGCAGATAATTGTATGCTACCGTCAATATTAAGATCTAAATTTCCACTCCAGCCCGTAAGTTGATTTCCGTCTGTAGCAATATTACCAGGAAATGTCACAACGCCTGATGAATTTAAACTAACTGTGTGCAACCCGTTAATTAACGAACTTGGGTTTCCAGTATAAAATGATAATGCAGACCATTGTGCAGTACCGTTACCTATTTTAATTTTATTTAATGTAGTATCTAACCCAAGTTCACCTTGACTTAATATAGGATTTGATGCTGTCCAGTTTGCAGTAGTATCCCTTCTTATTTGTATTTTATTTGCCATTATGCGGCTCCTCCGTTGATTAGCATATCTGTGAATGTATCTGTTGTAGCGTTTCCACCATCAAAATTTATATCTGTAAACACCGTAGATGCAAATCCACTGTCAATAGTTGAAAATGTGTTATATAAATCGAGTGCGTTATTCGGGTCGTCGTAAGCAGCAGTTAAACCAAAGAGAGTCCCGTTGGCTATCATTTCTGCTATTGCGTCTTGTATAAGTTCTTTTAGATTGGCAGTTGTTCCGCCAGTGAGTGCGTACAATTCCTCAAAGTTAGCATTAACTTTGTTAAAAGCGGCGAATAAACTATCGCCGGTTTTATCGTTTGGAAGTGTACCTGTTTTAATAATTAATCGTGACATAAATGATCCTCATTCTAATATTTATCGTAAAATGAGGATCAATACGAATTGAAACTATGCTTGTGCTTCTGTCCAGTTAATACGTGCAATAACACCTACTGTAGCAGATGCTGAAAGATTGGTTACGCAAGCTGTAATAATGTCCGGACCATCTGGGTATTTGTTGTTAGCAGACATTGGAACAGTTAACGTATTTCCACCGCCTTGAATGCTATTACCGATATCTCTTACTTGTGATAAATCCTGTACAGTTACACCACCAGTAGTACCATTTGGATAAAAACCAAATACAGTTTCACCTGCAAACACTTGATTACCTTGTGCATGATAACATACTTGCGCTAAACTAGAACCACCTGCAGGACCAAATGCAGGTAATGTAGTACCGGTACCTTGCATTATATATCCGTTCAATCTCAAGGTAATTAACAATGAACTGGTAGCACTAGACAATACAGCCATACTACGCATAATTAACTGCATTTTGTTAACAATTTCTCGTTGTCCTAACAACCCAGTAATACCGTTGTCAACACTTGGTGAGATACGAATACTAATTAACGGTTGTGTACCACCAGGTGGTATTGATATGATAGGAGTTTGCATACCAGCTACGAACACTAATGATTTATCATCATCGTATCTTCCATCCATAATTACTGCAGAACCCCAGTGACTAATTGTATTGGCAGACTGTGGTGAGTACAATGTAACAGCAATTGGTGCAGTTGCTGACACTGTATATGCAACCGCAGATCCACCACCGCCTGCAGTTAATCCGCCCGGACCAACTACTGGATTTGATACTGGTGTACAACCTCTTGTTAATCCAGAGAACACATTACCTGTTAATGTAGTATATTTGATGTATTCAACTGTAGCTCCAACATTACCTGGTTTAGTTAACACTAAACAACCATTTGCAGCTGGATAGCCAGCAGCATTTACAACAGTTAACGAGGTATCGCTTGCAGTAATTGACGCTGCTAATGTAGTGTACGGATAGTTTGTATTAACTTCGTATCTTGCAGGTAAGTTACCACTTCTCATGTATGCTTCAGTTTGCGCATTCCCGTGTGCTAACCGATGAACATACATAACTTCACCACGTTGATTTTTAAAGCCCCAACGAATTGCACCTGCACCGTACCATGCGTAATCAATCATCCACATTTGCATTTTAGAAACATCTAAGTTAAATCCGCTTGCACCTGTACCGTCGCATTTGTCAATATTCCAAGCACTTTGTGGAATTTTTAAATCGACTGTTTTACTGATAATACACTGTGCTGGTGGAATAATTGCTAATCCTTTGTAATCAGGAAAAATGGTCATTTGCGTATCGGATTCAATACTAATGATTGTATGAGATTGACCTCTAATTACAATATAATCGTTTGTAATTAACTGAGACGACCATCTTGTTCCAATACCTGTAACAGTTTGTCCACCTTGTCCTAATTGGCTAATATACCCTGCTAATTGCAGTGTACTTGATCTACGAATTGCAGATACTTCTTGTCCATCGTACTGGAAAAAGAATCCATTCTGCGAATCAAACATTCCTAATCTTACACTTGCACCGTACCATCTAATTGGTTGAACAGTAATATTACCAGCAGCACTAGCAACAGTACCTAAGTTTGATCCAATAGTAAAAGAAAACGTAGTTTCTGTAGGAGCAGGTGATGCAATAATTACATGTGTTGCTCCGCCTGATACACCAGTACCATTTAATGCTGCTAAATCTGCACCAGATACTTTAATTGCAGCACCAATATACACGTTATGACCAAATTTAGTAGTTACGGTAACAGTAGTACCACTAATTGAAACATTGTCAACAATAAATGGTGAACAGAGATTTGACCCTGTTGCAAACTGTATACCTTTACCAGATTGGTATCTAAAATAACGACGTGTTTGACGAACTAATTGATTACCGTGATATGGAAGTCCTGCAGTAAATGAAACACCCCCGTCAAATGGTCTATGAATTGACGAACCCCAAGTATGTGCATATAATGACGAACAGTTGAACCCAAGTAATGTTCCAGTTGCTGATACTACAGAATAACTAGTCCCAGGCTGATAGATACCAAGTTGTAGAACCTGACCGACAGTTGCTGCACCAAACGGTGTTACTGCTAATATTTTTAAAATACAGTTAGCACTGCCTGCAGCATTTAATGTTACCATATCACCGACTACATAGTTAGATCCAAGTGCTGATACAGATACACTTGTAACTGTTCCGTTATTAACTGATAACACGTTCACAGTTAAACCAGCACCTGCAGTAGCAGCAGTACCAGTAAGAGTAAGCTGAGTTGGAGTAATTGTACCAGTTGGTGTATTTACTGCATCAAATGTAAATTGATTTGATGTAATTACAGATTTTACAAACCATGATCCAATTGGCGGGTTAGTTGATGCAGTTATATTAGTAACAAATATACCAGACCCTACTGCAAACCCGTGTGCATTTGTAGTAGTAACTGTAATAAGGCTGCCAGAATATGTAAATTCAGTTCCGGCTGTGTTAACTGCCATGTACCCTGCACCGGAATAATAAGACCCAACGTACACATATGTTTTCATAGAATCAAAAATATTACCAGTAGCAACATTAGTACGTGCCCAGTATGAGAAACCAGTTACAACTGAAGTTGAAACAGTTAACACATGTGGAATAACCCAACCATTTGCTGCAGCTGCAGTAGTATCTTGTATATTAAGTGGACTTGAATATGTTACTGGATAGCCAATATAGAATGTTACTGCAGAAGCAGAAGTTGCTGGTGCAGACAACACAAACGAGTTAGCAACCGCACCAATACCTACGACTGTAGTACCAGCCGGTATACCGTTAACAGTTGTCATCACAGTCATACCGACAAATATAGGTGCCCCTGCAGTGACACCAGTAATTATTGGCGATCCAGTAGCAGTAGTAGCAGTACTTGCATAAAATGGCAATGTCACCGTAATTAATCTAGTACCATTTGCAACTATAGTTAATGGTACTATTGGTGTAGTATTGTCATAAAATGCCGATGGGCGATTATTCATTAATGCAAGTGATTCCCACTTAGTAGGTTGAGTACCATATTCAAAGTCAGTATCGATAAGTGATTGAGGAGTACTCATTCTAAATTTACCAACTGGATCCATTTGTGCTTCAGCTGGTTGGAATGATTCGTTTGATTCTTCAACTAAAATTGATAATTTATCAGATGCTGACATTCCTGTTGTGCTTACATCTAACGTAATAGTAGTTGTTTCAACATTGTCAACGATTGTTGCAGACCAATTTGCTGCTTTATAGTTAGCATCTGCAAAATTAAATAATACAGTGCTTTTAGTAACATTAGTGATTAAAATCACTTGCTCCATACGTAAGTATTTCCCGTTTACAGTAACAACTTTTGTTGATGGATTAAACGTATAAGCTTCTAAAATAATTCTTTTTGCCATGTAATTCTCCGATTATTCGACAGGTTCAGAAGGCAATACAGGAGCTTCTGGTTCTTTATATACATCAAGTAACCAATTAATGTCGGTAGTGTTAATAGATTGTTGTGATGCAAATATAATTTTTCCGTTATAATTAATAACGTGCGGATCACCTGCAGTTAGTCTTGCGCAGCTCATCATCGCGTCAGTTAGCGTGAGACCTACTACTTCATAAAAGTAGTTGTGATCAGGAAATGCTGCATTTAATTCGTTAAACATAAATCTTTTCCTCAATATTTGTTTTGTACTGTATTTAGTTAATTCCAAAATTGAATAGGTGAAATTTTAGTACTAGTTACTGTTAACACGGTTTCTCTTCCAATTTCAGAAATACGATTTACTAAGAATTTATCTACTATACCGGTTCTTTGGACATTCTTTTCTCCAACTACTGTAGGTAGATACTTCAATGATAGCATCGATAAATCCACAGTGACTGGTTTTAATACAGTTATATTAGATAACGCACTAGCAGAGTTCTTATCTGTAATTACGTTTATATTATTAACCTGTAACTTGTTTACAGTACCTTGCTGATTGTTTAGTCTAGAATCACCTTTGAGTGATGTGATCTGTTTATCTAGTACTGACACTGTAGTAACTGCACTAGGCTGTTGGAAATATGCATTTAACGAAGTTGATGACCGTAATCTCATGTAATACAAGTTTTCTCTTGGCAAAACTGGTGCAACTGTAGTTGATACAAAATCTTGAGGATATACCGATGACACTATTCGTTGAATTCGTGTATTCTCAAGTATTATATTTCCATAATGCTCAACTACTACAGATGAAGATGTGCCATTAACTACAGTTGTAAAGAAAGTTTGATTATTTGAAATAATTTTAACTGTGGTGTTAGTTGGAAATGGCACAAATGATAAATCGTTAAATCTTAAAGTTATATAATCTGTAGTTATAGTATCGTACGATAATATTAGCTCATCAAAATTATACCAATCGCTAGTCTGAGTGTTAGTAGTATACGAAGTTAACGTCGACGATGTAATTGCAAGATCGAAATCACCTGGTATTTTTGTATCATTAAATAATTCTAATTTTCCACTAATATCGTTATCGATTGCAAAATTGCTAAAGCGTTCTATACCACCGAATATAATTTGAGAACCACGGAAATTAGGTTTAAGTAAACTTGCTGCTAAATTTTGTTGAGCAGTAGTTAAATCAGTCGGCCTTATTAAATTTGCGTATTGAGCATTAACAACAGATTGTTCTGAAATAGGTGAGTATAATCTACTAATAGTCATACCAGTATAATTAGTTGGGAATCCTACAATTGAATCAAACGTAATACTGTACATATTAGCAGACGTAACAAGCACGTCTTGGACAAAGTTTACATCTCCTTGTTTAATTCTTACATTATATCCGGCAGTAAATAATGGTATTGGAGTAGTGTTACTAAATGTTAATGTAGTTGTGCTATTTGTTACAGGTGATGCTATTAATCTATTGTCAACGTCTTTAAGATACCATTCAACAACATTATAGATTAATGGCTGTCCAATTACGTATACAGTTACTCCGTCTGGAGTAGTATCATAAGGAGTTAATGAATACGGAACTGCAACTGAACTTGATGACACAGTTGGCACATTTGGACTAATTGCATAAGTTCCTCTATTATTATAAATTAATTTACTAATTGGGAATAACGATATAAATCCAGTATTTTTCGAAGCAGCTAAATTTTCTCTAGGTAATGTTAAATTAGTTGGATTTATTAATGGCGTAATTTCATTATCTACTAGAGCCTGGTGATATACTGAAGAATATAACTGATTAATAGTCATTCCTGTATAATTAGTTGGAAATCCTAGTACACTGTTAAACGTAATGCTTGATTGAGTATTTGATACTACTAATACATCTTGTGTAAAACCTGCAGAGGGTTGAGTAATTCTTACATATTGATTTTCTAAGAATGGGCACAACACATCTGTATTTGTAAACATCAAAGTAGTCGTTGGCTCGATCGGATCTGCAATACCAGTTAATCTGTTATCAAGATCCTTAATATACCAATTGGGTACATTATAATTAATAGGTTGTCCTGATACGTATAGTGAAAGCCCGGATTGAACGGTATCAAACGAATTAAGTATCGATGATGTAGTAGGTAATCCAACCGATGTCATATCAGTAGTAATGGTAACAAAACTAGTTGTTCCTCTAGAATTATAAACTAATTTACCAATTGGGAACATTGACGTAAATGGTATATTTGATGCAGCAGCTAAGTTTTCTCTTGGTAAGAGTAGTGTTTCAGGATTAATAGGTACGTCAACTAACGACTGTGCATATATTGGCGAATATAAATGATTTATAGTCATACCAGTATAGTTAGTAGGGAACCCAACAACTGTGTCGAATGTAATACTAAAAAGTGTAGCAGAAGTAACTAATATGTCTTGACTAAAATTTGATGCAGGTTGCTTAATTCTTACATATTGATTTTCTAAGAATAATTTCCAGATATTATCATGATAGAACATTAGTGTAGTTGTTTCGCTAGGTGTATTTAAAACTCCGATAAATCTGTTATCAAGATCTTTAATATACCAATCGGGTACATTGTAATTAATAGGTTGTCCTGATACATATACAGATACTCCATCAACCAATAAATCGTAATGAGTTAATGATCGAGACTGATCAACAGACGTGTCAATTAAATCACTAATAACTTTAAATGTATCAACTATTGCAGATGATATATTAGAAGTATCAGTTGTTAAGTTAAATAGCTGTTTGCTAATAGCTGCAGATGATAAGTCTGTATTAACTGTTGATAACACTAATAGTTGTTTTGCTAAATTACCAGATTCTACTATACTATCAGATACAGACGAACTAACTGTACCAATTGGAAAATTAAACATGCTTGGCAACATTACTGAATAAAATAATTTTTTACGAGAATCGCTTGCAGTGCTAATTGTAGTATAAGTATGATCTTGATTATACACCGTTTCAACAATGTTATCAATGTACAAGTCAAACGGCATGTCTAGTTTCATTAAAATTGTAATTGAATCAGTAGTACCATTTAAGACTGTAAATGTTTCTGAGAACCATCGTTTATTTGAAATGCGTACAGTGCTGTTAGTTGGAAATGGAATAAACTGTTGATAATACGGCGTGCTAAAATACATTGTAATATATGACAGTTGTCTAACAGAAGTAGTAATAATGTCATTATCAAACAAATACGAATCAACAATTGATGTGTTATATGTTTCATAATCTACGTTGCGAGAAATTACCGGAAATATATATTCTCCAGTTACTGGCGCAATGTGTTTTTCTAAATTATCAGAAATTACAGTTGTTTTAATTTCAGCAGTAGCAAATTTTACTTTATTAACAGGGTCGGCTTTAACAGGCGAGTAAACTTCTTTCATTACTGAAATTGGTTTTTCTAAATTATCAGATGTTAACTTACTGACAACAGTTTTAATATATTCTTTTGTTGGTATTTGGATACTTGGCGCAGCTACAGGAGCAACTATCGATGCTAACATATTTTTTCTAGAAACACTAGCACTAGGGTACTCACTAACAATTCTTGATTGATAAAACACTGATTCAATAATATTATCAATTATTGCATTATCTGAATCAAAGTCTGCATAATCAATAGTAACTGAATTACTAGTGCCATTAATTACAGTAAATGTATTAGTAAATCCGTATACATGATTTGAAATTCGAATAGTAGTACCTGTTTTAAATGGTATAACATGATTGTAAGCTGGATTATTAAAATACACAGTTGTTGTTAATAACATACTAGTGGTATATGATAAAATATCACTGCCGTTAATATACCAATCTACAACTGATGTATTTACAGTTACAAATTTAGGAGTTTGGGATATAATATTAAATTTAAATTCACCGTAACTACTACTTTCGTATGTTTCTAATCTAGTTGATTGTACAGTTGGCGTAACTGATCGAATATCAGTTCTTAAGTTAGTAATTTTATCAATAGTATGATTAGTAGTTACTCCTTTAAATATAGAAACTGAAGATTGCTTACCTATTACTGTTAATAATTGACTAGAGTTGTCAGCCGATGCAAATTTCTCAACAATTGGTAGTTTAATACTAGGTGAAATTGCAGGAGTTAACGAGAATACTAGATTTTTTCTCGGATTACTAGCAGTGCTAAGTTCTGCTAGCGTTCTTGATTGATAAAATACAGTTTCGTACATATTATCGATTATTGCACCATCTGATTCAATTTCTGTGTATTCAATAGTAACATAATATCCGGCACCTTTTAATACAACAAATGTATTTGAGTATTGTGAAAATTTATTTCTTATACGAACTGTACTTCCAGTTGGAAACGGTACGAATTGATAGTATACTGGATTGTTAAAATATAACGTTAATGTTGAGTTTAATCTAGTTGTGTATGATATTTTATCAGTATCATATATGTACCAACTAACTGTTGATGTATCAACAGTTACATATTGCGGAGTTTGCGAACTAATATCAAATGAATATTGTCCAGATATATCGCTAATATAAGTTGAAAGGGTAACTGGCACAGCTGGAGGAATAACTTCTCGAATGTCTGTCTTTAATTTAGTTACTCTGTCAACTGTGTGATTAGTAGTTATACCTTTATACACAGCCATAGCAGTTTGTTTACCAACAGTTAATCGGTTTACGCTATCAGCTGATTTAATATTTTCACTAATTGGTATTTGAATACTTGGAAATTGTGAAGGAGCCATAAACGATCGATTTAAATTTTCTCGATGAATGCTTCCTAAATTTGATTCAATTGAAAATCTGTTTTGATAATACACTGTTTCAAAAATATTATCAATTATTAATCTATGTGGCGGAATAACATCAAAGTTGATAGTAATTGAATAAGAGTTACTAGATAATACTGTGAAAATCTTTGTATATCCAGACTGTGGACTGGAAACTCGAACATTGCTACCTGCCTTAAATAGAATAACATGTTGCAATTGATTAACAAAGTATAATGTAATAGTAGTTGCTTGATTAGTAGTGTAAGTTACTACGTTTTTTTCAAACGCATACCATTCGGCAATATTTGTGTTTACTGTAGAATATTGTTGAGTTTGATTAACAACGGTAGTTGTAATACTGCCGTAAATATTACTTTGATATAATTCTAAGTTGTTTATATCGGTGTTATCAGTAACTTCTGCAAATACATCAGTTCGTTGTTTAACTAATAATGGATGTTGCAGTGCTTGTTTATCGTAGATGTACCAATTAACGATATATGAATTATTTGAAGTAATTGTTCCTGGAGCTGGAAATATAGTAGTCATAAAAATATTTATCAAAAAAAAAGCTACGTAAAAACGTAGCTTTTTAATGAGTTACAATAGTTTATGCTGGAATAGCAAATCTAAAGTTATTTGGATATAATACAGCATTCCATGATGATGCAGTAGTAGTTCCTGTGTTATCTTCTAAACTTCTATAACCGCTTGTTGCGTTTGTAGTTACTGTAAATACACTCCAATGATATGTATTAACACCTGGAGATGTAATTACCCAGTGATCAGTAGCAGTACCTGATGCGCTATAAAAATCATCAGCTGCTTCAATAGTAACACTAACTGTATCCATTAATGTACCTAACCCACTTGGAATAACTTTTAATCCGTAAATTCTACCGCGGATATCAGGATCCCATGCAGTACCTAACACTACTACAGGACTAAACATAAATCTTTTACTATTATAAATGTTAGTGTTAACTGGTACTAAGTTACCTAAGTGTGGTTGAGGAATAGTACCTATTGATGTAGTAAGCTGGTTACCAGTTACTGTTCCGGGACTGTTATACGCACCACCTGCACCCATTTCGTATAAATGTCCCCAACGACCAGTTGTAATTGTAGCAGCACTGTATACGTGAGCATTTAGCCCAACTAAGTCAGCAACACTTGATCTAATTCTTGGAACAGCAAATACACAACCATGTACACCATTACTATTTGGAATAGGTAGTGTTGGAGCTTGTGTAGCACCTACTGGGAATCTGTTAGAATTAAAATACGCAAAGCAAGGCCATGGACTAACTTGAGGAGTAATTGTATATCCGTCAGCTGTCATTGCACCGTAATATGTGTATCCTGCTCCTACTGCACCACCTGTTGGTGTAGCTGTACCTGCTCCTGCTCCTGTATCTTCAGGTTGAACACGTTCAAATTCAACACATCCTAACCATTGAGTTTGTGCATTTGAGAATGATTTACCTTGGATTAAGAAATAGCGTGATTTAGCAAACAAGTATAAGAACCCACCGGTTTGTTGTGTCATTACAGTTTGATCTGTAACACCGTTTAATGCAGTTACTCGATCGCTGCAATCAGCTTTGTTTAAACCAACACCACCGCTTTGTGCCCAACTAGCTGCCCATCTTTCATACACTACTAAGTTGTAAGCAGCATTTGAACCTGAAACTGTTACAGTAGTACCTGCAATCGGGTAATATCTAAATCCGAAATATTTACGATCTAAACTTGTGTTAACTAATGCAAGTGTTGTTTCTGCGGTTTTATTTAAACTTGAATAAACAAACTCAATGTAATCACCGGCAATGTAAGCAGGAGACATAATACCAGGGCCAAACGTACTGTTTGCATATATTGTATTTTCTAATGGGTGATACAATGTGATTGTAGTACTTACTACTGAAGTAATATATGTGTACAATGGCGTTGTTCTATAAATTGATGCTGCAGTTGCATTAGTAATAGTGCCAGACCATGGCGTAACAGTCATTGATGTATCACTTGAAATAGTCGCTACATAACAATAAACACCGCCAAAGTAAATCTCAGCACCTACATGCAATTGTGTAGTAAATGCAGTACCGGTTCCTGTAATTGTATTTGCCGAAGCTGTAACCGTACCTGATAATAAGATCGGAGAGCCACCGCCGTTTTGTATTTTTATAAAGTTTCCAGCAACATGACTTACACCTGCTGCGTTAATTGTAATTGTGTTTGAACCGGCTACACTAGTTGCATTAACATAGCCAAGCCCTGCTGCAGAATATTTAGATTGAGTTGCAGTTCCTGAAGTCCCTTCTCTAGTTCCTTCTAATACATAACCGTGCATTTTTTTCTTTTTATAAACTGTTGCAGCTGATGCTAACGGTAAATCGTGATTAACTTTAAACGTTGTTTCGTTAATGATCCGAGTAACAGTCGTTTCAAGTCCATTAATGATAAGGTCGTCACCGACTCGTAATTCGTTTGATAAAATAGATGCACCAGGAGTATATGTTAAGATTGCATCTTCAACTTTAAATTTTAAACCGGTTAGTGTTACCGGATATTTTCCTTGTGTACTAGTTCCAGTAAAACCTGTTGGATCTGCTAAAGTACCTGCAATTGGTGTAGTAAACGAAAACGAACGTAATTCATCGCCAACCCAAACTTGACTTGTGCCACTTGGTAAGTCCCAATAAAAGTTTGTATTAACACCTGTAATTGCAGAAAGATTGCTAGTTGTACTAATAGTACCACGAGGTGTCATTTTGTACTGTAAATTACTATCTGTAAAATCAAATGGTGTAGTAGCAGTTACAGTTAATTCGGTATTACTTATAATTGCAGAAATAACTCTTAACCGTCCGTTAATTGCGATAGATCTACCTGCAACGCCGTTAGTTGCTTTTTTAATTGTAGCACCTGCAGAAATTGCAGATCCCGGAGCAACTCTTACAGTTGCAGTAAGATCGTCACTAACTGTTGCTACTGTAAAATATGCAGTATCGTTAATTGTTAAGCTATCACCAGGTTGCAACGTAGTTAAGAATGAAGTTCCAGTTCCTGTAATTGTGCCGTTAGTACCAATTGCAACAGTACCGGTTATAGAAACTGCATCAACTGCATTTGTACATTCGCTTAAGAAATAAGTTCCAACTCCTGTTACTGTAGCCGAACCTGTAACTACTGAAACTTTACCAGTAGTAATATTAGGATATCCTGCGATTGTGTTGCTAACCGTTCCAAGTAGTTGTGTTCCTAAATTACTTGGATTTAAAATTTTAATAGACGATGCTAGTGTAATTGATGGACTAAAAGCAACTGTTACTGTAAAACTTGAATCTGAAATAATTGATGCTACTGTGCGTTTTTGGCCTGCAAGCATGATAATATCGTTTACACGAAGTTGTGTAATAAACAATGATCCTACGCCTGTTACAGTTACATCTGATGCAGTTGCGGTTCCTTGTAGTGTGTCGTTACGTAACCATTTATCAACTGTTGCAAAGGTAGGCCATAAATCCGCACCGGTTGTTACCGCTCCGTATGTAATTGCGGCACTGTTTCTACCGAGTTCGTTAAGTACTGCCATTTGTTATTCTCCTAAATAATAGAATGATATGTCATTCCGATATGTGTATTTAGTTGTTAACTGTGTATTAGGGCCATACTAAGGTTTATACTAGAACCTGCGACAATATTAACAGTAAAGAAATCTAAAGTAGTAATTGGGTAATTTAAGTTTATATATGATGCTGTAAATTCTCCAGTTGGTACTGTAAAATAACTTAAAAATGCGTTATTTTTATATAGTGCTACTAGTAAATCAGCAGTCTGTATTTGGCCAACAGTAAGTTGCACCATGGTAATAGTAGTTGCAGCAATTGGAACAAATATAGAAGTTCCTTGTATTGGTGCAGTAAATTCGTTCAGTAGATTAAATGTTTTAATAACAGTAAGTGGACTAGCAGTTAACCCTAGATTAGTAATTGCATTTTGTTTTTCTGTTTCGCTTAAATTTTGATTATTAATGTCATAACGAACAGCACCAACAGATACACCGTCTTGTCCTGGAAGACCTTGCGGTCCTGTTTCCCCTTGAATACCGCGCGGCCCAGTATCACCAGTATCGCCTTTAATACCTTGTATCCCTTGTATGCCTTGTTCGCCAGTATCGCCTTTAGGTCCAGTATCACCAGTATCGCCTTTAAGTCCTTGTATCCCTTGAATACCTTGTTCGCCGGTATCGCCTTTAGGTCCGGTATCACCCTTAATGCCCTGTATTCCTTGAGCACCAGTGTCACCTTTAGGTCCAGTTGCACCTGTATCGCCTTTGATTCCCTGTATACCTTGTTCGCCAGTTGCGCCAGTGTTACCAGTATCGCCTTTAAGTCCTTGTATGCCCTGAATGCCTTGTGATCCAGTTTCTCCAGTGTTACCGGTGTCACCTTTAGGTCCTCGTATAGTTCCTAAAAATTCCCAAGTGGTTCCGTTCCAGAAGTAGCCATCACCAGTAGATGTAATTACAAAGAGGTCACCTACTTCGCTTGTAAGAGGTAGTAAATCAGCAGTTAATACTGCACCTTTAATAACAATAGAAGTTCCATTTGCACCTGCAGGTCCAGTATCACCTGTATCGCCTTTAGGTCCAGGAGTAGTTGATGCAATTCTCCAGCCACCTGCATATCTAATGTTTAAAACGCCAGTTACTGAATTCCACCATAATGTTCCGGTAAGTACTCCTGTTGGAGCAGTAGCAGATACAATAATAGTTGCATCACCACCACCTCCACCTGAACCGGTATTGATAGGGATACCTCCAATAGTAATACCATCGGATAGTCTTAGATCACCAATTTCTTCATTATAAAATATAGTTCCAATTACACCAACATACTCGTCGGCTTCAATGGTTGTAATACGTCCTGATTTAATCTTTTGAATAGTCATACTGTATTTATTGTATGCTAAACAAAAGATTAATCAGAAGTTTGTTTGATTAGTACATACGTTTGCGATTTACAGCTACTGGGTTTGCTTCTTTTTGCAGTTTTTTACGATACCGTGCCTTTGCTGCACCTGCTTCTCGTTTACGTTTCGTAGTTGGTTTTTCGTAAAACTCTTTTTTACGTAACGTTTCTAATTTTCCAGAGTCTTCAACTTTGCGCTTAAATCGTCTTAACGATTGTGTAATGTTTTCATTTTCGCGCATTGTTACTTTAACTCTATTCTGCATTGTTATCATCATCTTCCTCATTGTTAATTTGTTCTACAATCCAATCTAAATCATATATTCTATTTTTAGAGATTAGATGGTAAGGTGTTAGTTCGTCGTTAGTTATATAGTATGCATTAGGATGGGTAAGCATAAATGTGACAAAAGATTTAGTAATCGGATCACAATTATCAACATCAATAATTACTACTGCTACTTGGTGTGTAACACTTAGTAACCAATCAATGTCTGCTTCATCGGTATCATATATGAAAATATTAATATCTTCATCACTTTCACCAATAATTGCATGAAATTGTTCTAATACGTGCGTTGATGGTTTTACTAACAAATAACCAACATCTAAATTAAAAAATTTATCCGGAGGTGTAATAACCGTAATTTTTCCTAATGGATTCATGTGACCTTCTATGTGGTAATTAGTTTTGCCTTGTATTTATCAGAGAAGGACTTGATAGCTAAAGATACTTTTTGAACTCCAGATATTCCAATTGCTTTTGCAGCAGCCTTTGATAAATCAATAATTCTACCTTTAGAAAAGGGACCTCTATCATTTATTCTAACTAATACTGTTTGGTTATTAGCTAAATTAGTTACTTCAACTATAGTTCCAAATGGTAAAAACTTATGTGCTGCAGTTAGTTCTTTTGGACTAAAATATTCTCCGTTTGCAGTTTTAGGTCTGCGACGATATCTCGGGCCGGACTCGTAACCATACCAACTAGCTATACCTTGCATTTCGTTAGATGTATGTGCTGATCTAAGTCTATGCTTATAATGCAGGTGTTTAGTTTTTTTATGTATACTGTGTTGTATTGAATGATTGTCAGTTGAATGTTTAGTAGCTGCATTTACTGGAGCTACGGTGGTAATTATTGAAAGGGCAAGAAGCCCTGTTATTAGTGAATTTTTCATTTTTTCTCCTTTCACTTGGTGTGCATTAAAATAACTGCACATTACATTAAGGGAGTAAACTGCACGAGGTTCTTTGAACCCATTTTGTTCGTGACGTCTTCTCCATCAGCCACAACATAAACTGCATGTTGCACCTTTGGCAAGCCTGGCTTCCCGAATTTCGCGGGTTTCTAATTTGGCCAAGACTCGCAGGATTGATTACATCTCTCAATCCAACTATCTCAGTTTCTCTCGAAACATATAATATATAGTACAGAACTACAAAATCCCATTTAAAATATGGATTTTTGCATAGATAACGTATACTATTAACACATTATACAGTAATATTGTTAAAAGTCAACTAAAAACTGCTAAATACACTATATTATTACAAAAAGGATTATCCATGAGAATACAAGAATTAATGGAAGCTAGAAGTGCTTCAGATCTTACAGACGAATTGATTAGAAAAGCAAGAAGCTTATCTACGTTATATAGCATTACGTTACCTGACATTTTATCTGAATATGATTTAAATGTTGAAGATCCATCAAATGAAATGGAAGTAGCACTTGTAGAAAAACATATTGCAGCTGCTACTCTTAGACTAGCATCAGTTAGATCAAAATGGTTTACTGAAAACTATATGTCAGTTGGAACGCGTAGCTTAGGCCGAGGATCAGAAAAGGCAGTAGTTGGTTTAAAGTCACCACTTATTGCATTATCGCAAGTACCTCAATTTAAACGTATTGACGGCTTGCACGAGTTAGCAAATTTACCAGTAAACATGGACGCTGCAGTACGTCAAAAAGAAAAGCAAACATACGGTAAACTAATGGATGCAATTGATGAAAAATTACCAAGTGTTATGATTCAACTTGGTAAACTTATTGAAGATATGGATTTGCAAAATGCAGGATCTTCATTAGCACGTTACATTAGACAATGGGCAACTAAAAAATCCAACGCAACTAATTATAGTAAAGATATGTCAACCGGCATTAAATTAAAAAAACAAGGTGATGCATATATTTCTACACAGAAAAAAGACTATCATAGAAATAGTGATTTAGTTAAAAAACCTGAACCTAAACCGGAAGATAACAGAGGTCAACAAAACTTGCAGGTACAAGGTATTATACAACATGTACTTTCTCAACTTGATCCAAAAATTGCACATGAAGTTAGAACTGCTATTGCTAGAGCCGGTGATAACCAATTACAAGCATTAGGTGCTGAGTTAAGTAAACGTGGCATTCAAATGGAATCAATGTACTAATACGTACTCATAAGAAAAGGGCTAAAAAGCCCTTTTTTTAACGATTGTAAATATACATAGTGACTTCAAAGCCAAAACGTAAATCAACATACGTTGGTGTTTCCCATTTCATAATTATCACCTCCTTTTATCCACCTGCAAATACGTTTCCGCTGCCTTGTGCAATTTTAGATCCGCATGCTACTGGATCTCCTATCCTACTACACTGTTTATTATTTACAAATACAGTTCCGCTACCTGCAGCTAATGTTGAATCATGACATGACGGAGATGGATCACAGTGTATTATCCAATGATCACCTTGCCGATGCACTTTGATATTATTTGCAAATACATCAGGACTGGCTTCGTCGTTTGGTCTTGCAGGCCAGCCAGCGTGTCCTGTACATTTATCACCTAATCTTGATACTGGTGGCATTATAATGTTCCTCTTGATACAACATCTGTTAATTGGTTTTTAAATACATCCCAATGATTACATACTTTATGATCAATTACGTGTGTATGGTACTCGTATTCATCATATGAGTATCCAGGACTTTCTTCTGTACCAGGAACATCAATTGTTATAGTTTTCTTTGTACTAACTGTATATGTAATTGGTATTTCAATTCTAGGATCATGTGTTCCACTAATTAATGCTGAGATAGTTGACGGTACTTCCGTTATAGTTCCAATGTTATTTGTAGTTACTGAAGTAGTACTAGTACTTCCAACAGGTATGTATGACCATGTAGATTCTGCAAATACTTTATAAAACGTTCCTGATACAGTAAACGTGCGACCTGACCATGATAAACTAACACCAATATTTGGTAATGAAGTCTCTGCAGAAAGTACAACTTCGTTCTCTCCACACGTAGCAAACACTGAAAAATCAAACCCGTCGTATACAAACTCAAAATTATTAGGAGATATGCTCATACTGTATTTATAATACAATAAGACTAGAAGTCGCTTCTGTATATGATTTAGCTGATTCTCTCTCGGTTGCTTCTAATACTACTACAGTTGATGCTGCAATTTTAATTGTTTTATCTGGGTCAACTGTAAACAAGTAAGGAGCCATTCCAATACCGCCTTGTGCTGCTGTTAATACACGTGGTTTTGAAACTTTAATGTATTTTTCTGTTTCTTCAACTAGCGATGCAATAAGTTCTTCACCTGAAGTTAATTTAAGAGTTACTACTTCGCCTGGTGATACGCCTTTATCTATAATCATAATTTGCCTTTAAGTATTGTTGTAATTCTGAAAAACCACCAATGTAATTGCCATCAATTTGAATCTGTGGTAGTGTTCTTGCTGTTGGTACTTCTTCTAATAGTTGTTCTTTAGTCCATCCACCATTTGAAATGTTTCGTTCTTCAAAGTTGATGTTTTTCATTTGTAACAAGCTCTTAGCTTGCACACAGTAACTGCACTGGTCCTTTGACCATATAATTGCTGTCATTTAATAAAATCCTTGTACGGGTTTGACCAATCAATTTTTGCTATATTGGCCATCATAGCTTTTACTCTCGCTGGTGAATTTAGTGCTATTGCTTGATTTGCATTTCCTGCAGCGCCGTTACCCTTGCGAGATTTTTTTAAATATCTGTCCGACCGCATTGTTCATAGCCTCTACGTCTGTCTTAGTCCATAATTCATATGATGGTTGTTTTCCTTCTCTAAGCATTTCGCATGGACATACAGGATCATCGCCCTGCGGTCCCATGCATGCACAAATGTCGTTACAATGTTGGTAATTCGTCATAATCTAATTCGTCACTCATAACGCCAATAACGTAGTTAACACTTTCAGATTCTTGTAAAGCAGTTTGCTTTTTACTCGGGTCGGAATGTTTGTTAAACCACGGTATAGGTGTTGATTTAGGAGCTGTTTCGCGATACTTAATACCAACTTCTTTTAAAGCGTGTACTGCAGTATAGTCAACAAATTCTTTTAAGATGTTAGCATTAAGTCCAATTACTGGACCTTTTAAGAATAAGTAATCTGCCCATTCTTTTTCTTCTCTAATCACATCTAAGTACATATTATACACTATTTCTTCGCACTCTGCTTTAATTTCGGTAAAACGCGGATCATCTTTTATTACCAAATTGATCATATAAGCAGTCCACTCTTTGTGTAACAGCTCGTCTTGTAAAATTAATGCAATAATATTACCGTTACCAATAAACAGCCTGTTTTCGACCATTGCTAAACTAGTAGCAAATGATACCATAAATCGGAATGCTTCTAATGCATAACTTGCGTGTAGTGCAAGCCAAATAGCTTTAATGTGGTCTCTTTCAAGAACTTCAATACCAAGTTCTTTTTGACAGTTAAGTTTATGCAATCTATTGTAGTATTTGCCAACACTACTTGCCATGTCAACAATTTCTTTAGTATCATGTATAGTGTTAAATATCTCTTTTGGAATGTTATAGATATTACGAATAATATGGCTATAACTGCGACTATGAATATTTGACTCATAGAAGCCCCAGTTAAGCATTAGCAGTTCTGCTTCAGGTACACTTACTACAGGTGTAAACACTTGTGTAGGTCCGCGGCCTTGCAAACTATCTAATGCAGTTTGTCTTAGTAAGTTACTAGTGAATATATGCTTAACTGCATCACTCGCATCTTTAAAATCGTTAGCATCTTTACTTAATGATATTTCTTCTGGTGTCCAAAAGAAACCTCTAGCAGTAGCTTCATATTTTTGAATACGCGGATACCGTACTTCTTCAAATCGTTGAATTGTAACGGTACCGTCTAGAAATAACTTTCTAGACAAGTAGTTAGTGTGTTCACCTAAATTATATTGTTCTTCACTCATAGCTACACCGATACGTTAGGTATAAAATCATGATGTCCGTCGAATCCGTCAAATCCGTCACCTGAGTAGTTTATGCATAACCCATTTTCTTTATCAATGTAAACACTTAATACATCATCCTCAGATAATGCAGCAAGTATAGGACCTTTAGCTTCGTCTTCAATTATAAAATTGTCAGGTACACCCCAAAATTTTAATTTTTCTTTAAGTCTTTCATCTAACAATTCGTCATTTGTTACTTCTCTTGTTACAAGTTCATTCATTGTTTACAATCCTTATTGTGCTTTTTTCGTCTAGTGCATACCACGCACTTTCAAGATACTTAGTTATGTCAGTTAATGTTTCTTCTGGAAGACGCATTACCCATTCGTTAGTGTTAACATCGTGTTTAAGTGGTAATTCAACTTTTAAATTATGCCTCATTGATATTACTAATTTTTTGTCCATTATATATCCTAATCAATATATTTGTTAATAAGTTTAACACCCAACACTGTGCCAAGTAAAATTGTTAGTAACTTTGCAACAGTTTCCCAAGGAATATCCTCGTTAAATGCTACCTCGGCTATCATAAATGGTAATTTAATTTCAACTCTATTATTATCGCTAGGCGGAGTAGCCCCGTCTTCTAACACATTTGCAGGCTCTCGAGTACCACTAACTTTTGCTTCATCTACTAAACTACTGTTATTAATTGATTGTATTTGTGTAATAGGAGTATAATAATCGTACATTACATACGTTGCTAATAATACCATCGATAGTACAAAACTAATTATAATTGTTTTTTTCATTTTTTAAGTATCCCTAATGATACCAACAGTAAGCATACTGCAATTAGAATCATTTCAGATTGCGTTTGAATGTGCTTAACTGCGTGTCTTGTTAAATAAGCAGCCTTCCACTTATAATACGGAAGGCCTCCGTTTTCTATTGCGTGTAAATTAACTAACTGTTTCATTTATGTAGTTCCAGTTTATTATTTTCCATTGGTTTTCTAAATACTTTTTCTTATCTGATTGATAGTCTAACGCCCATGCATGTTCCCACCAGTCAACTAACAGTACAATGTCTTTTTTAATAGCATGATTAGTTATTGTTTTAATCTTACCATTTTTAGCAAGATAAACCCAACCACTGCCTTGTATGCCCATTGCTACTTTTAAAAACTCTTCTTTAAACTTATCAAAAGTTTTATAATGTGTTTCAATTAACTCTAACACGTTGCCAACTGGCTTGTTTAGGTTGCCAGTTGACTCTTGATACTGTTGGAATAAGATGTTGTGTAAAAATACGCCTGCTTCGTTAAACACAGGATCACCTTCTCCTGCATTATAACGCTTTGCGTATGTTTTAGCAAGATGTTCGTAATGATATTCTAATGTTGCTTTTGAGATAGCAGGGCTTAAATCGTCCATACTGTACGGTAACGCATCTATTTTTAAAGATGCTGGCTTACCTTCAGTAATAAATTGTTTAATGAAACTATAGCTCATAATTTATTCCATTCTATATCTTGAGTAGGTATCCAACCATTCCTAAAATATTTTACCATATTCATAAATGGACCTATTTCCTTACCGTGATTCTTATTTTGCCAATCATACTTCTTGTCCATGACTAATCCAAATAGTTTACAGTAAGATGGCATATTATGTGCTACCCATGTATCATAAATTGCATCAGCTCTTTTCCATAGTGCTAGTGTAACATCGGTTGTTCTTGGATGTTTCCACGGTTTAATTCCGGCACACGGATTATGTTCTCCTATCATTTTATCTGATAACACTTTTTTACCTTCTTTTGTAAAATGGTTAGGAGAAAGAGGTTTTCCAAATGCATAATGCTGTTCTCCTTTAATAGGGTTTAGTTTTTGTGGATTGTTAGGGCCGCGCATATAATCGGAAAATTGTCGTTTTAACCACCCGTATGCTTTATTATTGCGTTGATGATTGCTGTTTGACGATGCCATAAATATAGCAGCCTTAACTAATCTAATATTTTTAGGATATATTTTAACTAACAACAGATGGCACAAATAATGCTCTTCTGGAGTTAGGAATACTAAGTTATTTGTATCATCAGTTCCTCCCATACATCTTGGAATAATATGATGTTTTTCTTTGTATCCCTCTAACAATCTAGTTTGTCCCCTAATTATTATATCATTGTATATTTTTTGATAATTCATATAATCTCCTGTACACTTATTTATTATAGTTTACAGAAAACTTATAATTTACAGGCTACAACTTACAAGATTCACAACCTTCTTCATCGTCCTCAATAATTGCACTAGGTAAATCAACTTCGGCTTCTTCTTTACTACCTTGTTTATTCACTAGGCTGTAATAAAAGGTTTTGATCCCCCATTTAAGTCCTAACATTAAGTTTTTAGCAATTAGTGTAGTTGGTACTTTTCTACCTTCAAAGTGTGCAGGGTTGTAAAAAGTATCAGTACTAATAGATTGATCAATGTATGCAGCTAATACTGCAGCAGTTTTTAAATAACCTACGCAATCAGTTTGATCCCACATAAGCTGATATTTGTTTTTCAACTTATGATATTCCGGAACTACTTGTGTAAGTGAACCTGATTTTGATTCTTTAGTTTGTATTAAATGCATTGGCATTGCAATGCCGTTAGTTGAGTTAATCACTACACTAGAACTTTCAACTGGAGCAATAGCACCTACTGTAGCATTACGTACACCGTACTCTTTCATATCAGAACGCAATGGTTCCCAATCAAGTTCCGGAGTAAAGTCAGTTAATTCATTAACTCCGTCTGCACGTAATTCCCATGGAAAGATACCTTGTCCGTACCGTGTTTT